AGTATATAAGCGGGAGAGCGAAGCAGGATCCAGTTAAGAGATTCAAGATTCCGACTCCTCAAGGCACTTTTTGGCTGCTCACTATCCCGGAGAATGACTATTCCAAACCCATTCCTGGTTCGGAGCCCCCCGAGGGGATCGCTTGGATCAAGGGACAACTCGAATGTGGTGCATCAGGATTTCGCCACTGGCAGATCATTGTTGCATTTACCGGCCGTAAGTCGCTTGCCCAGGCAAAGAAATTTTTCGGAAGTCGAGCACATTGCGAGCTCTCCAAGTCAAAGGCAGCGAATGAATACGTCTGGAAGGACGACACCTCCCTTGGAGAACGATTTGATATCGGAATCCAGCCTCTCCAACGGTACTTAGAGTTACCTTAATATAGGAACTCTAAGCTCGATTGGGAACGCGTCTGGACCGCGGCCAAATCCCGGAATTTGGACGCCATTCCAGCCCACGTCCGTGTTACTTGTTACCGGACCCTTTTGCAAATTGGTTCTGACTATGACAGTCCTAAACCAATGGATCGAACATGCTATGTCTTCTGGGGTAGAACTAACACTGGAAAGTCACGAAGGGCTTGGGAAGAAGCAGGAATGGGAGCTTATTGTAAAGATCCCAATACAAAATTCTGGGATGGATACCAGAATCAAGATGCAGTTGTTATGGACGAGTTTCGTGGCCTTATCAACGTCAGTAATCTCCTCCGATGGCTCGACCGCTACCCGGTACGAGTGGAGATTAAGGGAAGTAGTCGGCCGTTGAGTATGACTACCTTGTGGATTACAAGTAACGTTAATCCTTTATATTGGTATCCGGAAGTTGATTCCGAGACTCAAGCAGCTTTTATGCGCAGACTCAATATAACCGAGTTTCCTTAAAATAATATGCCTTATCGAAGAGTCAGCAGAAATGCCCCAAGTCGTATTCGCCGTCGTCCTGCTCGTTATATTCGTCCTGCTCGCCGTCCAGCTCGTCGTACTTATGGTCGTACGAGACGAAGATATTAGTTTACCCAAATAAATGGCTTTCTTTGTACCATTTGTCGCTAGCGGGTTGACCGCTTATGGGGTTGAACTGACTCTTGCTGGTTCTACGGCGTTAGCCGCTTTTGGCAGTCTTGCCGAACATTTGGAGTATAATTGGAGGCACTCTAATGAGTATAAAGGATTTATAGGAAGCGGGAACGATATATTCGGATCCGCTCCGAAGAAGCGTAAAGCTGAGGACCCGATTTCGAATGATTCGAAACGTCGAAAAGTAGGCGACGTTTATGGTAGTCGGCCTTCTGCTGGGCCGACTGCAGAAGATTCTTTACCCAATTCAAATATGTCTGATAATGTCATTCCGCTTGTATCAGACAATGTGGTCATCAACAACTCTCGTCGTAAGCTACATGGTGATCCTATCAACCATTACCGCGCACTCCCTTATATCTGCGACGGCGACGAAGGAGAAGAGAAGATTATTGCTCTTGGATCTTTAGGGACTACTCAGCAATGGACTGTATCTCAAGTCGGATTGCAGAATGATGTCTCAACGCCACGTCGATGGCTTGATCTTGATCCGAATCAAGGTGTTGCAGCCGGGCAGTATTATACTGCTCGTGGTACTACTATGGACCATGAACTTGTGCTTGATTATGTGACTCAAATTTTTGAGTTTACTAATTTTGCTAATGTTCCTGCTTTTTGTCACCTCAATATGTATAAGGTTAAGGAAGCTAATGCTACCGATCCTATTCTTTTGGGGTCTTTGCAGTTTGAATCTATTCGAGCTGCTCCTGATGCAGCTTTTCAGTTGCCTGCTGCAGCTGATGCAGATGGTATTTATACTGCTGCTGGTATAACTGCTACTGGTGAATCCCTTCCATGGGCTATTAACCATCCTGACACCAAAGGCTTTAACAATGTATTTGGAAAAGTTAAAGACTGGAAGTTCCAGTTGCCTGCTGGTGGTCGTTTATGCCTTAAGATCGGCATAAAAATGGGAATGGTAGGTTCCAGATCCGAGTTGGTCCTTGCTTCGGGAACCTTCCCTTTACGTCCACAAGGTTCTATTGTGTCGACGTTCTCCTGTTTTGGAGCTCCTGTATTGAGTTTGACTAATGAGTTGCCAACTCATTCCCATACGAAAGTTGGAATTATCGTTACGTCATTATTGAAGTTCAGACATACTGATGTCAAGGTGGCAGCTGATAAGCGCTTTACTCAGTTTACTGGCCTTGCTGCTAACAATGCCATTACAACTGAGCGGTTTCTTGATACCGATCTCGATGAAGTTTCACTTGTTATTGAAGCCTAATAAACTGAAAGTTCCCACACTATCTATTCTCTAATTGCTTAATAACTAATCTTATAGATTACATCGAGTTGAACTACTCTTACTATAATTTATAGGGCCCTGGGTAAGGGCCCGCATGAGACTGGCCTACGGCCAGGCTGAGGTGTACATATCACCACGTATATAAGAGATTGGGACGATAGTAAAAAACCGGAGATTCTCTCCGCAGTATTACTTACTATCGCCAATCTCCCACACTCCCCTACTCTTATTATGGCCCTTTAGGGCCATCCGCCCACCTGAAACGATATATTAAGACCCTTCAGGGTCTTCCGCCCACTTGAAACCCTTCGGCCGAAAACCGGAGATTAAATGTTGAGCCCATGGATCGGCATCTGAGTATATAAGCGGGAGAGCGAAGCAGGATCCAGTTAAGAGATTCAAGATTCCGACTCCTCAAGGCACTTTTTGGCTGCTCACTATCCCGGAGAATGACTATTCCAAACCCATTCCTGGTTC